CCTTCGATCAATTCAGCATGGCTGGCGGAACCACCACCGTAATCCAGCATTCCTTTTCTACTCTTCTAGTCCAGCGCTATACCGAGCGCTTAAACATACTGAATGAATACATTTTTATTTATATAAAATTTACCACTTTTTACAAGTTTTTAAAAAAAAATTTGGTGTTAATCCGTCAAAACCACCACCAAGGTTAAAATGCTTGCAATGTTCTCTAGCTTCTGTTTTATTATTAAACTTCATTATAACTTGATCAGTTTTAGTTTCGTAAACATGAAACTCATTTTTACTTACATCAATCACTTTATAATTCATATACATCATTTACCTCAAGCTAAAAAGATTGCCCAAAAATCGTCTGCTAGATTTTCGTTAGTTAGATATTCATGAGGAATGTAACAATATCCTTTATCGCCCCATTCTTCTCCCCAAGAATTTCTTACAATGAAATGAGTATCATTTGAACCAACAATTAACATGCAATGACCACCAAGGTTCTTTTCGCTAGGATCAGGCATAGGAACCATACCAGTCTGAGAAACTGCATCTGATTCAAAAGACTCGTAAATACTCATACCAAATACAATAGGAATACCATGAGTCAATACGTTCTGCATATTTGGTAATTTAACAGGAACTCTTGAATATTGTTTGATAATTTCTTTTCTGGCTTCAGTATAAGCAGCATCTGATGGTCTATCAGAGAATTTGGATATATCATATGGCCATACATTTTCTGAACAAACACCAACAGTTGCCACAGACTTAATTCCATCACGCTCTTCAGCTCCAGCGTCTGTATTGGTTGTGCCTTCCATTTGTCTTTCATTATAATAAATGAATAATCGCGAAGGGATAAAATCGTGCTTACCTTGCGCTCTCATTCCGTATTCTACGGCCCCTGCAATAGCATTACCAGTACAAGAACCAAGTTGACCTTGATCATAAACTGGCGGAAGATGTCCAGTTGTTCTTAAATCAACGTTCTTGGAAACTCCTCGTTTCGCTCTTAAATTACAAACAAGATCTCTATGATCTGGTTTATCTGGACGCCAACCATATTTTCTAACAACCATTATCTTCTCCTCCTAATGGGTGAACAGCGTTATTTATTGCTTCTATAACCAACTTTATTTCTTTAACCAGAAGATCTTTACAAATAGCACAATCTGGTTTCCAGTTTATTTTTTTGAGAATTAACTTTTCATTAGGTTTATTGATAGACTGCGCAGCAGCAAGAATCATTTCCGAGTCAATTCTACTACAAGAACAAAGCATCATTTAAAACCATCAAACATTGACTTATTAAATTTAGATTTTGGTTTATTACGTTCTGTTTCTTCTTCCATAAACTTACCACGATCCATTACTGGCCCATCTAAAATGTCGTCTTGAGCAGATTGTTCAACATCGTAAAGTCGCATCTTTGACCGATCAATACCAATAACGAACCTACGATTGCTCCCTGGATCATTATAGCGATTCTTGAGCTGTTTAACCATAATTTGATTGAGTGACTCAAGCTCTTCGGACGAGATGAGCGCAAACATAAAATCAGCTGTGGCCGGGAGTCCAAAGGATTCTGATGTATCTTCCAATCCCACGTCGCTGTTCGAATATCCGCTTCTAGTTGTTTGAGTCGCAGAGACGATAGGTACATCGTGTTCCACTGCAAGTCCTCGAAGCTCTTCTGCGATTGCTTTGATATAGGTATAAGAATTGACTGTGGCTCCATACTTCATCCTCGATGACATACAAATATTAAGATAATCAATATAGATAATATCCGGCTGAAAGTTCTTCTTGATCTTTAACTCATTCAACAAATGTCTAAAGTTAGCAGATCCAGCACAAGCAGTCGGATATTCTTTGATAATAAGTTTACCTGTTGTTTTACTCTTTATAGAACCAATTTTAGCATCATAAGATTGTTTAGGTAATAACTCTAATTCATCCATTGTAACATTTAAAAGATTAGCATCTATACGTTCTGCTATTCTTTCTTCGGCCATCTCTAATGTAATGTATAATACATTGATCCCTTTCGAGAGGTTGGCTGCTGCGCAATGACACATGAATAACGATTTACCCACACCTGTACCTGCGAGTGCGATATTGAGAGTCTTGTTAGGCAATCCACCATTGGTGATAGTGTTGAAGTAGTCAAGATCGAATGGAACTCTCTTCTCTTTACGGTGGTAGAACTCGTATCGTTCATCAGTATCCACCAGAAAATCATGACCAATATGGGTATCAAAACTAACAGCGAGGGCATCAGTAAGTATTTGAGGAATCGAACCTTTTGAGATTGAAGCATTCTTTTCATCCATTATTTTGATTGACTTCATGATCGCAAGATAAAGTGATTTATCCTGACAGAATTTCTCTGTTTGATCCAAAATCCAATCTAGTTTAGTATTTGGGTCCTGTGTAAGCGACCCGACGATTTCTTTACACGTCTTGAAACTATCTTCGTTCAATCCGTCTTTGTTACTTAGGTCAATAGCCAATGCCTCTAACGAGGGAAACGAGTTATACTTCTTAACATATTCGTCAACAATTTCAAAGACTACTCTTTCAGAATAATCAGTGAAATACTCAGACTTTAAGAATGGTATAGCTTTTCTTCCAAAATCATCGTTGTAAATAAGATTAGAAAGAATAACTCGTTCAATATTCATTTAGTCCCCTTATCAACTAACAACTTCTTCATCATCATTATAAACTAAAGAGCCTTCATTGTCAAGGGAAAACTTATTCTTGATATATTCAGCAAAATCAGTTGTTTTAAATATATTCATCCAAAAGTCTTTATTGTCCACGATATCATTCGCTCTAAAGTTCTTTCCGTCGACTTCGCCAGTTTTCCTATCAACGACTGCGTACCAGCCAACTTTTGGTTTTGCGACGTAACCACCTTCAAGGGCAATGTCAAGAAGACCACTCCAACGATTAATACCACCTTCATAAGAAATGGTAATCGGTATCTTAGATTTTTCACGAACATAACGAGATTTCTCAACGTTAATGACGAAATGGTAGCCCTGAATCTCTCCGCCATCTTTATCCTGTTGCCTCCCTAAAATCCAAATATTATCAGAACCATAATAACTACCAGTACCACCACCAACAATATCTTTTGGGAACATGCCAATTTCTTTATACGTATGATTTACAACTACCATTGGAATATCTTTTAATGTAAGATGTGGAGTAATCATACGGAACAAAGACTTTAGTTGCTTTGCTCTTGACATATCTGCCACAGACTTTTGATCTAGAGCATCTTCTACTTCTTTCTTAGAAGCAAGATTACCAATAGAATCAACAACTATAAGAACACGGTCGTCTCTGCCAATTTCTTTTAATTGTTTCATAATATCAAATTTAAGTTCCTCAACATCCGTAATAGGGGTGTGAACAACAGAATCTAGTGGAATCTTAAACTTCTCAAAATATGTTTGTGGGGTGCCAAATTCAGAATCATAAAACAGTACAACTGCATCTGGATACTTCTTAATATATGAAGAAGCAAGAAGAAGAGCAAACCCTGTTTTAAAATGTTTACTTGGACCAGCTAACATAGTCAATCCAGGAACAATACCACCATCAATTGATCCTGATAAAGCAACGTTTATCATAGGAACAGATGTAGAAATCATATCCTTTTTAGAATAAACTTTTGACTCAGTCAACGTTGATGTAAGATCAATCGTTGAATTTTTAATTAATCTTTCTTTCAATGACATAATATACCTCAGCTGTTAATGTATTCATCCATCTTTTTAATAAAAGCATCAATTTGTTTAATTCTATTCCTACCATCCCATTTAATTATATCCTTATCAGGATTCTGTTTTAGATTATTAAGTAAAGGCATGATAAGATCTCTTAACCCTGACAACTTATCTGTTGTACTCTTAATTTCATCTTCGGAAGTAAATCCGAAATCAAAATCGTCGCTCATTTTCTTTCTCCTTCAAGTATTCTTCTATATCTATGTGTCTTACTTCACTCGCTGCACCAAAACTTTGAGGAGTTTTAAAAGCCTTTGTATAAACTCTTTCTTTTTTAAGTCTTGCTCGCTTTTTTTCTCTTTCTTCAAAAGACATTTTATCAAAACTTTTAAATTTTTTTTTCTTTTTATTTTTTCTTTTTTTAGAATTTTTCTTCATCCGAAAAACTCCTCCAGTGTTGACTTTTCTTCTAGTTCCCATCCGATAACATCCGTAATTGATTTAATTGGATCCAAAAAGGATTTATTAAATTGCATTTCTCTATCAATATAATCTTCTAATCCAAGAGCCTTTGGTAATTCATCTGTTGTTGCAATAACAATATCATGAACAGGATTAGGCATCTTTAGATAAGTAAATTTAATCTTATCTCCATCTTGTATTGGAGCAATATCTTTGATATTATGTTTTTTCAACATCATATTAAAAAGTAAAGCACCTTTAACATGAATTGGCGTTGACTTCTTATATATTGTTGAAGAATCATGATATTTACTCATACCTTTAACGCCACGAGGAAAAGCGACATCTTCAAAAGGAAGTTTTTCAAAATCACTCTTAAATTTATCAATAAATTCCTTCAACTGTTGTTTATTACCATTCATTATGATCTCGAGAGACTTTTTAATATTCTCGCGGCACGCATGAGGAGTTGATGACCTAACAGCTTCAATTCCTTGTAATTTTAACTTCGGTTTTTCGTACTGAACTCCCTCAACATTCCATGCATTCAAAATATACATCTTTTTTCCTCGCCAAATACCCTTATTGGCGATAGTTTCACGCTTCATCTTCATTTTTTGTTGATAAGCGTTCATATAATCAGCTAATTCTTGATAACAATCATCAATATAAGGTTGAATTTTCTCTTCACAGAACTTATCAAGAGCATTTACTATCTTTAATTCGTCGTCAGTTCCTAATTTCTTAACTAACTCATCCATTTCGACGTAAATCGAATCAGTATCAGAAGCAATTACATAATCTGCATCAGTTTTTAGTAATTTATTCATATATTGGTTGATTTTTTTCTCAATCCAACGAATTGACAATTGACCGGACATTGTAATTGCTTCTGCAAGGTCAAAATTAAACCATCTAAAGTACTGATTGGCGACAGCACCATAAGCAGAGTTCAATTGAATTTTTCTTGCCATCTGCATAT